GCCGTTGTGCAATCCCTAAGAGAACAGTAGTATCGGGTCTCCATACAAGGAGGACCTATGTCTAAATATTTTGTAATCGTTGCTGGTAACGGCACAACTAGCAGAGCAAACATAGAAGCTCTGATGGAAGATTATTACTATGCAAACGGTGAGGGTGGAACTCTTCTTCTTCCCTACACTGATAAACCATCTCAAGGCCAAGTCTTTGCTGCACAGTATGCAAAAGACAATGGCAAAGATATTGTTGTCTTTGCTCCAGAGGGGGCGTCTCACGACAGCATCCCATCATCTAGTGCTGTACTAACTACTGAACCTTTTGCTTCTGCTGCCGATGAGGCAAAGGGAAATAACCCATCCGCCTTTATTCTGTGGGCAGATGAAGACGGCGACTCACAAGTAATACTTACTCACTGTAGAGATGCAAACATCCCGTGTTTTGATTTAACTAATGGTCTTGGACCTTTGACCGCAACTCAAGACGCGGTACCTGTTGTTACCCCTGTTGTACCTAAACAAGAACAACTTCCTATTGCTGAGGTAGAAACCGAAGAAGAGGAAGAGGAGGATGAAGAGGAAGACGACGAGGAGTATGAAGAGGACGAAGAGGAGCTGGAAGACCTAGACGGCCTCTATGAGGGCGTTGAAGCGGTGGCTCGAATCTTTGCTAAGGTACTGATTGAGGAGTGGAATAAGGCGAATGAAAAACCTAAGCCCTAAGGCCCTAGGCCTGCTGGTACATATAAACCGATACGGGGCTATAAACGGCGCTGAGGGCCTTGCAGAGGCCTTTGGTACTGGGGTTAAGTCCGTCCGTACAGGCCTTACGGAACTCCGCTCTAATGGCCTTATAAGCCTTTCTAAGGGGCGTACAGGCAACGGTCATTACTGGTCTGAGGTCCTAATCACGGAGGCTGGTCAGGCTGTGGTAGAACGGTATGCCGAAATGGCACACGGACGGAGTGCCAAAAAGGCAACCCGACGGAGTGCCAAAACAGGCAACTACATATCACCGAATAGCCACTCAGCTAATACTCCGTATAGTAAGAGAGCTAATTCAATATTAAAAGAGGGTCGGACGGAGTCCGACGAGAAAGAAGAATTTGATAAGGTTCCAATGCCGATAGGAGAGCAAATGCAAAGAGACCCAGACGACGAAGCCGAGGCCAAGAAAAAGTGGGAAGAAGAAACTCGGGTAAAGCGTCGCGAAGCCAAAGAGTCTCGTCGTGTAGAAAAGATTAAACACATTGCTTCCCGTCCCGTTGAGGACTGGACCCCGACTCAGTTAGCAGAATACTTTGCTGACCACATGAAGCAAATGAACTGGAAGATTGCTGAGTGGACTAGTCGTAGTGGGTTTAAGGGTGGCATTGAAAACCTGCGCATGAATCACAACACTAATGGGGTTATAGAAAAAGAATTGATTGATAGGTTCTTTTCAACTATTAAACACGACAAGGGACTTGACAACCCAGACCTCATATGGCGTATGTTTATCAAACGGGCACCGCAGATGTTAAATGATGCTAAGGCTTCTTTGAGAACTGATAAAGACGTTGTAGCATTAAGAGAGCAAGCTTCTAAATCATGGGAAGGTCTTGATGTATAAGTTAGAAGAGCAAAAGATTCGCCGTCGTACTTGGATACAGGCAGCAAACATTCCACCAGCTATGCAAGGCTGGAGATTAGAAGACTGCGTAGAGTCTGACCCAGAAGATAAAACAAATATCATTCGTTGGATTAAGGCTGTAGAAAAGGGTTTGGTTATCAGGGCTGTTGGTAGCAAAACCTGTGGCAGAGGGTTGTTGTTAGACGGAAACCCAGGCCGAGGCAAGACTACGTTGGCTTTAGCCACTTTACAGGAGATGATGCTCACTCTTCCTATAGAAGCTTTTAGTGTAAAAGATGGCGATACCCTTACAAAACCTTGCTATTTCATGACTTTCAACGACTTTTTGGAACTTAAAGGTTCCATGATGGATGACCCGACAGATGCACAGGACACGCTCTATCATGGTGTCTTAGGAGAATGCTTGGCTGACGCCTACAACATTCGTATACTTGTACTAGACGATGTTGGTAAGGAACACGCTGGGCTCTCTGGGTGGCAGAAGAATATGCTTCATCATCTTCTTCGCACTCGTTTTAACAACGGACTACCTACTATCGTTACAACAAACGTAAAACTAGAAGATTGGGCAGGCCTCTACGGTGATGCTACAGAAAGTTTCGCACGTGGAGCTTTTGCCTATTTACCAATCGTGGCAGAAAAAGGAGACCTACGTCGATGAGGAATGCGGTGAATGAAGAACTAAGACTAGTGCAGGTGTTCCTGAGTCAGTCTCAGACGCCTGGACCAGGTATCTTTGAAGTGTCGGTTCAAGAAGGAACCGATAGATTGTTCTGCACATGCCCAGGATTCAGTGGACGAGGTTCTTGTAAACATACAAAGTTTGTCAAAGCCCGTATTGAAAATAACAACGGCAACTATCCTCTAGAAATATCTAATCGTGCATCGAAAGAAGATGCAGACAAAGCGCGGTCTTCTAATTCACGGTTCCGCGAGTTCATTATAAAGTTCGGTAAGATAGAGGTATTCTAACCCCGTGAAGCACGGGGACATAAGTAACGAACTGCCAAAAAGAATACTCGTTACTACAGACATATTTTTACGAATTGAACTTACGAAGCAGCGCAAGTTTAAAATTATTCCTACCATAAAGGTAGACAAAAAAGTTGACCGAGCTGTCCTCAGTTGGCTATACCTGTACACATCTAGGACAGGAACAACACTAGAGCTTATTTCTTATGAGCTTAACGAAAATGATTTACAAGATTTTGTAGATGGACTTGACAGACTAGGCACTAATCCATTTAGATACTTTACAGCATACCAATCGGTACAACACTTGGTTCAAGAGTTACCACTCAGACCTGAGGTTGTTGGTGTCGTTGATATACAATCAAGGATGCTAATGTACGGGCACTGGGGACGTAACATAAACGAACTATGAATAATGAAACTAGATTACTAAGCAAAGTCCTAGAGGACAGGTCCATAACCCTATTGTTTGATAGGGGTGCAAGCGACCAATGGTTCGTAGACCCAGAAAATAAAAACATATGGAAGTTAGTTCGTGAGCATTACTTTGCTTATGGAGAGGTTCCAAGTCTTGATGTTATTACCGCTAGTTATCCAAACTATAAATTAACTCAGGCACAAGACAGCCTTGAGTATCTTGTAGATGCTGTTATTGATGAGAGACGCAGAGCATCAACTATTAAGATGGTTGATACTGCTATCAAGCATATAGAAAAACAAGACCATGAAACAGCGCTTCTTGCAATTCAATCAAGCCTTAGCCAACTTGAGGCTGACGGTCTTAGTGGCACTAGCGATTTAGATTTAACAGTCGATGCACAAAAACGCTATGACGAATACGAATACCGAAAGAACAACCCAGGTCTATTAGGTGTTGCAACTGGTTTTAATACTATGGACCAGGCAACAGGCGGATTACAGAACGGTCAGTTGATTGTTATCGTGGCTCCTCCAAAGACTGGTAAGTCAACTCTTGCGTTGCAGATTGCACAGAACGTTCATATGAAAGACAAGAGAGTTATGTTCCAGTCATTTGAGATGAGCAACCACGAGCAGCTGACTCGTTACGATGCAATGAGAGCAAGGGTTTCACACAGTCGTCTTATCAACGGTTTACTTACACCAGAAGAAGAAGGACGTTACAAAGCAAAGCTTGCAAGCATTGAGAAGATGAGAGAAAAGTTTTGGTTAGTTGACTCAGCAGCGGGCATGACTGTCACTGGCATTTCTAGCAAGATACAGGTGTTGCATCCAGACGTTGTATTTATTGACGGTACATACTTGATGATTGACGAGCAGACTGGAGAGGCAAATACTCCGCAGGCTATTACCAACATTACTCGTAGCTTGAAACGCATGGCACAAAGGTTTAAGGTACCCATTGTTATTTCCACTCAGGCATTGAAGTGGAAGATGAAAAAAGGACAAGTAACTGCAGACTCAATTGGTTACTCCTCTTCTTTCCATCAAGATGCAGACGTAATATTTGGACTACAAAGAGAGGATGAAGCAGTGGACGACACTCGCGTACTAAAGATTCTAGACAGCCGTAACTCTGGCCGTGGCGAAGTAACACTTATGTGGGACTGGAACAACGGTCAATTCCGCGAACTAGAAAATGATGACCTATGACATTAGACGAGATGCAGGAAACGTTAGAGAGGTTAGGCCTTGAAGTCGTATCCACTAGAGGTTCAGAAATCCAAAGCTATTGTCCAGCACATGTTGAAAGAACAGGTCACGAGGACAGAAACCCATCGTGGTGGATTAACGCTGATACAGGTGCACATATCTGTTTCTCATGCCACTACAAAGGTGGACTGCTGTCATTGGTTTCCTATATTCAAAAGTGGGACTTCGACAAATCTAAAGAGTGGCTTAATGACGGGTCATCTAACCTTGCGGCTTCTTTACAAAAAGCAATCAAACCAAAAAAAGTATTTGAAGACATCACTTACATAACCGAGTCAATGCTTGCGGCCTTTATTGACCCGCCAGCAGATGCTCTTGCCTCACGCGGTCTTACATTGGCTGCAGCGCAAGAGTATGAAGTTCTATGGAGTGAAAGACACAGCAATTGGATTACTGTTATTCGTGACCCGCACACCCATAAGTTATTAGGGTGGCAAGAAAAAGGTCACAAGTCTAGATTCTTTAGAAACCAACCTGTTGGGGTACCAAAGAGCGCAACGTTATTTGGTTACAAGCAATACAAAGGTGGAGACATGATTATTGTTGAGTCTCCGCTAGATGTAGTAAGACTGGCATCCGTTGGTATCAAAGGCGGGGTCAGCACTTATGGTTCTATGGTATCTATGCAACAGTTCAACTTAATGCGTGGAGCCGATAGGGTTATTTTTGCTATGGACAACGATAAGGCTGGTCAAGACTCGTCAGTAAACTTATTGATTCTTGCACAGGAATATGGCACAGACGCTTGGTTCTTTAATTACAGCAACACGGACATGAAGGATGTTGGCGCTATGAGCAAGTCTGAGATAGTCTATGGATTAGAGAACGCACGCCATATGGTAAATGGAAAGAAAGCACTAAGAGGAGAACATGCCGTTACGTAGGATAAAGAAAAGACCAGCTTGGATATTTGATGTAGATGGAACATTGGCTAACGTAGATTCAATATTAAAGTACATAGTTAACAAAGATGACACTGATGATTTTAAAAAAGATTTTGATAAGTTCCACAGAGAATCCGTCCATGTTCCACCCCATCCCCATGTGGTGGACATGCTGTGGAACGTTGTTGACAAAGGCGACACTGACATAATCATTGTGACCGCCCGCAGAGAAGAGTGGCGTGCCCACACCTCATACTGGCTAGAAACAAAAGCAAACGTCCCACACACCGCATTGTTTATGCGTGGCAATAAGGACTACAGACCAGACTATGAGGTCAAAAAGGACATACTGGAACACATAAGATTATTCTGGGACGTTAAACACGCTGTTGACGACAACCCAAATGTGATTAGACTTTGGCAAGAAAATGGCATACCCACTACAAAGATAGGAAACTGGGACGGCAAATGATTATTGGACTCACTGGTTACGCACAGTCAGGCAAGGACAC